CATCTGGAACGTCTTTCCTGCTCCTACGCAATGAGCCAGTAACGTATTATTTCCATACAGCACATGAGCCACTGCGTTTTTCTGATGCGGCATCAAGGTGATCTCCGGGTTCATGCCGACAAACTGAATATGGCTTCCATCATATTCCCGTGGACGGATGCTGTTAAATCGTTCATTATAAATTTTACAGAGATCTTCCCGTCGGTGCAGGTCTTTAAATATCCACTCCTTAAATTCCTCCTTGATCAGCTCCTGCTTCTGCTGTGCCAGCATCGTTTCCTTCCGGTTTAATTCCCTGTGTTCCCCCTCGGCATCCTGTACCGTGTCATAAATCTTGGTATCTCTAAGGTTTAAGGCATCTTCCAAAAGGCGGTAGGCATTGGCTCTCTGCGTTCCATATGTGGAAGTAACAAGAGCATTTCCGTAACTGTCCACATTCTTTCCCATAACATTCCATTGTCCGGTCACTTCGGCATACTGGACTTTGACCTTGCTCCCTACATAATATCTTGGTATATGGAATGTCTCTGCCATAAACCGTGTAATGTAATCCTCAGAGATCCAGGTTGCTCCAAGTCTTGCCTCAATCTCTGATGCATCCAGATCTTTTGGCTGTACCTGCTCCAAATACTGCACATTCACCTGATATTCCGGGTGATCTTCTGCAAACTGTTTTGCGATCTGCAGTTTCTCCCTCACATTTCCAGAAAGATATTCATCCGACGGCTCCCATTTTTCACCGATCGGATTCTTAAAGATCACCCCTGCCAGTTCTTCTGTAAGCTCCTCTTCTGTTTTCCCTGAAAGCTGTGCCATATAGGAAAGGTCAACGCCTGCCCTCTCACCAATGGAAACCGCAAGTGCTTCACTGGCAGTATCCACGGAAGTTACCGTTTCTGCCCTACGGATCGTCCTTTTGGTAAAAATATCCGCTTTCCGTTTCAGTTCTCCCTTATCATCCAGAAATTCCAGAGAAGTCAAAAGACAATAGCTGCTGTCCTGGCTAAATGCCCTCTTATTGGCATTGCTGCTGATAAGACCATATTTTGCTGTAAAGGTATCGTATTCTTCATTGAGTTTTTCCTGCAGCTTTGTGATCTGCTCATCGCTTCCCTCTTCCATCTGACACCGGATCAGTTCATTCGTAACATCACGGATCTTCACCATCCCTTTGACACGTTCCGCTGTCATTGCCGGAAGCTCCATGCAGTTCATCGAAACCGCCAGACGATTAGAGCTTCACGCTTTCTCTGTCTGCACCAAAGCTCCTAAAAGATACGCACCTCTGCTGACAAACCGTATCTTTGAGCTGGCTTCCACGGTTCACGAGGAAGTCCGAGCGGCGAACAACATCTACCCGCACAATCAGCATGAAGCGCAAATGCGGCGAGATCACCTGATTAACGCCAACATCGCCCTTCAAAATCTCAGCCCGAAGCTGACTTTGCTCTATGACGCTATTCTCCAAAATCCTGAAAAGTGTCCGTGGATTGACCACGCCATGAAGGAATTTGGAGAGTACATCACAGACGAAGCACAGCTTATCTCCAAGGTTCGGAAAGCTGACCACGAGAGGTATAAAGACCTCCCTGTGTGAGTTTTTCATTGGGTCAAGCCCTGTAATTGTTACCGTTTCTGCGAACAACTGGTGGGAGCGTTCTCCTAATTCCGGCAACACCAACAACTTCTGTAATGTGAACAACAACGGCAACGCCAACAATAACAACGCCAGCAACTCCAATGGCGTGTCCTTCGGACTCTGCAACTTCGCATAGATCAGTCGTAGTAACCCCTTTGGGCGAAATCAGTACCTTTTGCAGAGGGAGGGCTTGTTCCCGGCTACCAAGCCAAAACACCCCGTCCGATGTAGTCAGCCGGACGCTTCTTGCATGGTGAGCGATTGTACGGTAGCTCATTTCATGGCTGGTACTACACGCAGTTAGAACCCGTACCCAACAATAAGACTGTACGGAGGGGAAATATTTCTATGTCAAGTGAAGAACGGAGAGAAGCCCGTTATCAACGCAGAAAAGCCAAGCGGGACGAAGCTCGTCTGCGGCGAAGCAAAGAATGTGGTGATTTCGATGAAGTCTTTTCGTTCAGACACCTTTACCTTTCAGGGAAGAAATGCTGTAAGGGTGTCTACTGGAAAAACTCAACTCAGCGGTATATCGGCAATATCATTCCGATCATCGCAAAGACCCATCGTGAACTTCAAAACGGAACCTTCAAGCACCGTGGTTTTCACGCTTTTACCATCATGGAGCGAGGGAAGAAGCGGTATATCCGATCAGTCCATATCACAGAACGAGCGGTTCAAAAGTGTCTGTGTGACTACTGCTTGGTTCCTACCTATTCGGCCTGTTTCATCTATGACAACTCAGCCAGTTTGAAACACCGAGGTATGGACTTCGCCCTGCGCCGTATGACCTGTTACCTCCAACGGCATTACAGGAAGTACGGTCTGGAAGGAGGGGTTCTGCTTTACGATTTTCACAGCTTCTTTGACTCAGCTCCGCATGAGCCGCTGTTCCGTGAAGCTGACCGTAGGCTTCATGACCCGAAAATCAGAGAGCTTGCAAACAGCTTTGTTACAGACTTCGGTTCTGTGGGCTTGGGTCTTGGCAGTCAGGTATCTCAGACGAACGCCCTCATGCTACCCAACATGATCGACCACTACTTCAAAGAGGTCTGCCGTATCAAAGCCTATGAGCGATACATGGACGATGGCGTGGCAATCAGCCCTGACATTGATGACCTGTATCTCTGTATGGACGGGTTAAAGATCATCTGCGAGAAGTGCGGTCTGGAACTGAACTTGAAGAAGACAAGGGTAGTTCCTCTCAGAGATTATTACCGCTGGTTGAAAACAAGGTTCATCATCACACCGACCGGCAAGGTTGTTCGGAAGATGAACAAAGACTCAACAAAAATCGTTCGACACAAGCTCAGGGCTTTCCGAGGAAAGCTCGACCGGGGCGAAATGACCTTGGCTGACATTCGGTGTTCCGTGGACTCCTACAACGGTCACATGAAGCGAGGTCACAGCTTCAAGGTGCGGCAGCGCACCAATCAGTATTTCAAATCATTGTACGGGTTCTACCCGGACGAGAAAGGTTGGAAAAGCCATGTATAAAATCATCAAGAAGGACACAGTTCTCGGCATTGTGAGCAATCTGACTTGGGTGCGTATGCAGGACAACGGTTGCTACGGCCTGACTGTCGAGGACAACGCACAGGGTATTGCCCTGAACGGCACCGTGTACCATGTCAACGGACACCCTGAGCTGGACGGTGTTGAAACCGTATCCGTTGAGGAAGTGGACGATGGTGTGTATGCCAGCAGCTTGACCACTCTGTTGACTGACCCGAACGACCTTCGTAATTCTGAGCAGTTCCGCAAGGCTGTTCAGATGTTCGCCAAGAGCCTTGACGAAGACTCTGCGATGGTGGTTGCAACCATCTATGACCCCTATCAGGTCGGTCATGCCTATGCTGTTGGTGATTATTTCACCTACGGTGTGAACGGTGTAGGCGACCCGCAGCTCTACAAGGTAGTACAGGTGCACACTTCTCAAGCAGATTGGGAGCCTGACGCACTTCCCGCTCTCTACACTCCGATTGGCCTGACCCCCTCCGGCTACCCTGTGTGGACTCAGCCCACAGGCGCTCATGACGCTTACAACAAGGGTGACATCGTGAGCTACAACGACAAGCTGTACCGCAGTCTGATTGACGGAAATGTGTATTCCCCGGACGCTTATCCGGCTGGCTGGGAAGAATATACCGGCAAGTAAAAAGGGGGCAGGACATGAGTGACGCAATTCTGGTCGCTATTATCACGGGTGGTCTGAGCCTGCTTGGTATCATCTACTCGTCCGGCAAGTCTGCCAGCAAGGTTGACGCAAAACTGGACAAGCAGCAAGCGGTCATCGAAACCAAGTTGAACGAACTGACCCGTGAAGTGCGGGAACACAACAATTTTGCAAGGCGTGTACCTGTGGTTGAAGAACAGATCAAGGTCATCAACCACCGTATCGAGGATTTGGAGGGCTTTCACAAGCCCGCATGACCCGAAAGCAAGGTGATAAAGGTGAGTAATCGGGTCAAAATCCCTATAACTTTCTCTTAGTATGCGTGTATAAGAGGGAGTTTATAGGAAAAACGCCCGATTACTCACCTAACTCACCTAAATTAAAAATTGGAGGTAAAAATTATGCTCGAAACCATTTTGCACAACCTGACGAACATTGGCTGGGCGATGCTGATTTTTCTGTGTGCCTACCTCTCCAATGTGTCCTTTTCTCTGTATTACAACATCAAAATCCTGCTGGAACCGTTCAGCAAGGAAAAGCTGATAAACTCAGGCTTGAAGATCGCTGCTTTTGTCTGCGGTCTGACCCTGCTGTGTGTGGCTATTACCACGCTGCCGCTGTTTGCGGATATGGTCGGATGGGAAATTCCGACTGAGTATGTGGATATTTTCAGCAATTTGGTGATTATTGGTGCGGTACTCATGGTGTCCTGCAAGTACATCGCAGAAGCATTTACGAAGTTCAAGGCCATTTTGGACGCTACCAAGGAGGGCAAAAGCTATGATGAAATCAAGTGAACTGGTCGCCAAGGTCGTTGATATTGCCAAGCACTACAAGACCCTGTATGTCATGGGCTGTTTTGGTGCGCCGCTGACCGACACCAATAAGTCACGGTACATCAAGAACCACCCCTACAACATGGCGGCAGCTCGTACCTCTATGATTATGGCAGCGACCCCTGATACCTTTGGCTTTGACTGTGTGAACCTTATCAAAGCCGTTCTGTGGGGCTGGACAGGGGATAAAACTAAGTCCTACGGCGGCGCAAAATACGCCACCAACGGCGTACCTGACGAGGGTGCTGACACCATGATTAAGAGGTGCAAGGACGCTACTGCTTCCGGGTGGGACAAGGTTGACCCCGGCGAAGTGGTGTGGACTACGGGACACATTGGCGTGTATATCGGAAACGGCCTTGCGGTCGAATGTTCTCCCCGTTGGGCGAACAATGTGCAGATTACCGCTGTCGGTAATATCGGGAAGAAGAACGGGTACAATACCCGTATGTGGAAGAAGCACGGACACCTCCCCTATGTGACCTACGACAAAACCGTGACCCCCGCACAGCCCGAAACGGTCAAGCCCGTTCCTACCACCGAGGTCAAGGCAAAAGGTGTCGCACGGTCTTTCAATAAGGCTATGGCAGGCACTTACACCGTGACCGCTGGTGCTGGCCTGAATGTTCGTGACGTTGCCGGGACGGACAGTAGAGTGCTGGTGACAATCCCCAAGGGAACCGCCGTCAAGAACTACGGCTACTACACCGTTGTAAACGGCGTTAAATGGCTCTATGTGGCTTTCTCGCACAAGAGGGTAAATTATACTGGCTTCGTGCATGAACGCTTCCTGAGCCGTTGAGAGGGCTTCCTATGGGTGGTAAACGAGTGCAACCTAAGCCGAAGAAGAAAAGAATGAGAAAGCGCACGAAGTTCACGATCTTGTCCATCTTCAATCTGACTTGGTACGCCGTTGTGGTTCTGATTTTGAACGCCTGCGGTCACACGGTTGACACAGAATTGACGGTCGGCTGGTTTGCGGCTTGGACTGCCGAACTTGCCATTCTGTACGGTATCAAGGTCAAGTCAAAAGAAACCTCAGACGAGGACGCTCAGGGGTGAGAAAATGCAAGTGCTGAAAGAAATCACGCTCGACAAGGTTATCAATCTCTATGAGGGTCAAGTCGTTCATGACAAAAAGCAGCTCATTGAATGGGACGATCATCGCCGCACTCCACTCTATGAGCTGAAAGAACGAACGCTGGCTCAGGACAAGATGATCTTGGGTGCGCTGAAATGCGCCAGAGCAAACGGGTATTCCGGCGAAGAATAAAAGAAGACACTCCCTACCGATTAAGGTAAGGAGTGTCTTTTGGTTTGAACGAACACCGTTCCCCACACAATGTAGGGTTCGGATATGCGCTCAATGGTACACTCAGACTCCCCAAAATCGAACCCTGTCGCTTCTTCGGCGGCGGGGTTCTTTTCTACCCGGAAAGTCTTGGTTTTGCAAGAGGTTAGGTTATATGCAGTGGTGATTTTATACCCGTCAGGTTCGTCCCACACTGTAACGGAATTAACGAGCAAATCAATGAGCCGCCTGCGGAAATCTTCATCTTCGATATTTCCATATTTGAACTGACTCAGCCAGAATACGATTTGGTCACGGTCAATTCGGTAGACGAATTTTTCCTCAGCTTTGATCTCTTTGTTGAGGGTCTTCTTCTCGTGTTCGAGTTGGACAAGGCGGTTCATCAATGTTTCAGAAGCAATACCCTTTTCGATGGCGGCGGTGATATTCGTGATTGACTTTTCGACCTCTGACAGTTGAGCGGTCAACTGCGGAATGTGCGTGTCGTTTATCAAATCCTGTTCGCTCTGTCGGATTGCCATGTCTGCAATTTCATCAATGAGCTGATCGGTCAAAAGGTTGAGAGCGTCACGGGCTACTATTCCTTCGATGTAATCTTTTTTCAAAGGCCGCTTATCACACCCAAGTTTTCTCTTTTTCGTATAGCAGGAATAGTAGTGGTAGACCTTGCCATGTCTACCGGCTCCGCTTTCGCCATTCATAGAAGCCCCACAATGACCGCAGAACAGCTTTCCAGACAAGAGGTAATCTACCTTAGCCTTACCCCTTGCTGGGGCTGTGGCGGTCTTAGAAAGTCGCCGCTGTACCGTTTCAAACAGCTCCTTGTCGATGATGGCGGGAATACCATTTTCAATGACAATATCCTTGTAGGTGTAAGTGCCGATGTAGCGAGTATTACGGAACATGGCCTTAAAACTGCTGCGGTTGAACTCCGTATTTTTGGCAGTCTTATATCCGGCAGAGTTAAACTTTCGGCAAATGGCGGCAACGCTTTCACCATTGGCGTAAAGAGAGAACGCTTCTTGAACGATGTGGGCGGTGTCAGGGTCAGCAACCAGCTTATGATTTTCCACCTTGTATCCGAGGGGAATATGACCGCCTACGCTGTGGCACTTCAAGGCGGACTCACGCATACCTCTCGTGACCTTCTGTGACAGCTCGGCAGAGAAAAATTCAGCCATACCCTCTAACACAGATTCCAAGATGATACTCTCAGGGCTGTCGGTGAGGTGTTCTGTGGCGGAGAGAACTTTCACGCCGTTCTTCCGCAGACGCATTTTCATAATCGCACTGTCATTTCGGTTACGAGCAAAACGGTCGAGCTTCCAGACGATGACATATTCCCAATTCTGCTTTGCACTATCCGAAATCATTTCCATGAGGTGAACTCGCTTTTCCACATCTTTACGAGCGGTCGTTGCTCGATCAACATAGATTGCCACAATGCGGTAGTGATTTGCTTTGCAGAAGGTACGGCAGTCACGAAGCTGCCCTTCAATGGATTGGTCACTTTGGCCTGTGGAGCTATACCGAAGGTAGATAGCAACATTTTGATCTCCATTGTAGAGTGTATATGGGTCTTCCTGAAATTGAGAGATTTCTTCCTCTGTCAGACAGGAGAGGTCGATTGGAAATTTTTTCATGCAAATCTCCTTTTTAACTCCATGACTCTACCGACAAAGCGCAATCGTCCAATTTCAACACCGCCAAAAACACGGGGAGGATAGTGTGGATTAAAAGAGCGAAGGGTCACAGTATCTTCATCAATACTGATTTTCTTAACAAATCCTTCTTCGTCATCAACAATGACAACCATAAGAGTATCTGTTTCAGGAGGTGTGTCCTTTTTAACCAGCACTAAATCGTGATCGTCTAAGACTGGCGACATACTATCTCCGTCCACTTGCAACCAGAAACAATCGTCACAGTCATATTCGGGGTCAACTTGTTCATACCCCAATGCTTCTTGCTGAGCGATGACACCTTTTCCTGCGGACGCATGACCGAAAATAGGTCGCTTACAATTCTTTTCATAAGGTTCGGTGGTCAAACCAACAGAGGACAGGTGAAAGCGAGGATCGTCAGTTTCGCCTTTCAAATAGTCAGCCGTTGTTCCAAGATTGATAGCAAGCGTTTTCAAGTCTTCATCTGAAATCATGCGGTCAGGCTTTTTATCTACATCATTCAAATAATACTTGGGACGGTCGATAAGTTTGCAAATGTAGGTGACACTTTTCCCTTGTTGTTTGGCTAAATCTCTAATACGGCTTGTGTTCATAAATACCTCCTTCAAAAAATATCCTACTTTTTTAGGATTTGCTATTGACAATCCTACAAAGGTAGGATATACTTTGGATTGTGAACAAGAGATTTTGACAACAAAAACCCGACCCCCGAAAGGTTTTCTTTTTTTTCGGCGGTTGCTGTGGTCAATGGTTTAATTGTCTGGCAAGTAAATTGTACCATTACGCCCACTGGTTGTCAATAAATATTGTTCTCAATTCAAAGAAAGGAGAGGTTTTGTGAAAGAGCGTGAGAAAATTCGCTATCGCCTGAGCGTCAATCACCTGTCGTTTGCATGGCTGATTGATATGCTCCGAAAGCGGGGTATTGAAACGAACGGCCCTGTCCTGAGTGCAATTCTCGCAGGAACTCGTAACGGCCCTTCTGTGGACAAGATCATCGCTGAGTCTATCGACATTCTGGACTGGTACGAGCGACAGATTGGCGGTGTGTCATGAGCGACAGTGCATTTGCCCCGGAAGTGCGGGGACAGGCCAAAGCGTTCAGCTCACTCCTTGCTCGATCTGTCCGAGAGTTTTTCAAGGACGAAGTGAACCGCAAGCGGTTCGAGAGCTGGTACGAGCAGAAGTACGGAACACCGTATCAATGGAAACCTATGGTTTGGAGGAACAGATAATGAAAAAGATATTTGGAGTATTGGCATTTCTCTCGTTTTTCTACCTGTTGGGTGTGGTTGGTGCGGTAGAGCAAGACACGATGGCTCTCGGTGCAGGCATGGTGCGTATGGGTATCGGCCTTGGCTGCTTCTGGCTGTTCTGTGAGCTGTCTGGTGCGTTTTATTCTGCCCCGCCGAGAAAAAGAAAAAGCCGCTGACGGAACTGGTACTTCCATCAACGGCAAGCGTAAAAGCTCAATCTGATTATATCAGAACCTATTGTTTTGTAAAGGAGAACTTTATGAATAGCACGATTGCGAAACTCGCTGACGAGTTCGAGAAGATGGAGAAAACCATCGCTTCTCAGAAGAAAATGATCGAAACCCTCATGCCTACGGGCTATGTCGATACCGATACCGTCAAACTTCACCTCAACTCCGTATATGGTGTTATGTTCGGCGGTCGCCCTTCCCCGAAGCGTTGCAAGCTGGAAGACTGTTCTTGGGACGAGATCAATATGTATTCCTCCTTCGGTCTTGCCGACAAGATGTTCGAGGTCGGTGACACCAAGAAATTCCGTCTGGCTGATGGCTCCTACCTGACTGCCCGTATCATCGGGTTCAACCATGATTACGCAAGGGACGGTAGCTTGGTTCATATCACCTTTGAAACCGTGGAAACCCTTGACGGTGACATTCCCATGAATGAGAAGCCTACCAACGAGGGCGGCTGGGACGCTTCCTACCTCCGTGTCAAGCTCAACGGCAACTTCTTCGAGAAGCAGCTTCCCACTGATCTGAAAGCGGTCATCAAGCCCGTGGTGAAGATCACCGCAAAGAGCGGCAAAAACGAAATGCTGATTCCTTCCGTTGACAAGCTGTTCGTTCTTTCTGAGCAGGAGGTCTTCGGTCGCAAGATTTATTCCTGCGGTGGTGAGGGTAAGTGGTACGAGTGGTACAAGCGGGAGAATACGCCCTATGGCAAGTGCAAGCAGAATGGTGAGAGGGATTGGAGATGGGAGCGTTCTCCTCATGCCGGCAACACCAGCACCTTCTGTCGTGTGACCGCCAACGGCACCGCCACCTATGACTACGCCAGCACCTCCAGTGGCGTGTTCTTCGGCTTCTGCATTTAATCGGGTATCTCGTAAATCCCGCCCCGTTAGGGGCGGGGAAAGGAGTGAAAACATGAATGTCAATCGCAAGGTTGGCACTGGTTTTGAAAGAGACTTATGTCTGAGCCTGTCGGGTTGTGGCTTTTGGGCGCACAATCTCGCTCAGAACAGTCAAGGTCAGCCATTCGATGTGATTGCGGCTCGAAACGGTGTCAGCTATCCCATTGACTGTAAGGATTGTTCCAAGAACATTTTCAGGATGGAGCGTATCGAAGAAAACCAGTTTTCCGCTATGACGCTCTGGAAAGAAACCGGGAATGGGGAGGGCTGGTTTGCAATTAGGTTGATAACCGGTGAAGTTCGATTTATCTCCTTCTCTACGCTTTTGGAATTGTCCGTTTTGCGAACTGTGCTGTCTGCCAACGATATTAGGCGATATGGTATCACACTCGGAGAGTGGGTGTCCCAATGCAAGTAACTGTTGGCAATCAGCTCCGAATTGAAAACCCGTCTGAGCAGTTGCTCGCATGGTGCAAGAAGCAGCTCATTCTTCCCAATCCTGAGTACGCCAAGAAAGTCCGTATGCACTTTTGGGTCGGTAACACGCCTGAAAAGTTGTACCTGTTCCAATGGGACGGCGACACACTGGTTCTCCCCTACGGGTGCTTGAATGATGTGATGGCGATGGAAGATTGCCACATGAAGGTCAATCTTCCTACACCGACCGAGGTGGACTTCGGTTGCACTATTCCTCTCTATGATTACCAAGTGGAAGCCAAGGAAGCCCTGATAACAGCCTACTACGGTATTCTTCAAGCCCCTGCTGGGTGCGGTAAGACACAGATTGGGATTGCTGTTGCGGCAGATACAGGCCGAAGAACACTCTGGCTGACCCATACACGGGATTTGCTCGTACAGAGTAAAAGCCGAGCGGAGCAGTACATGAGTCCTTCTTTGACTGGCACGATCACCGAAGGTAGGGTTCAAATCGGTAAGGCAATCACTTTCGCAACGGTACAGACCATGTGTAACCTCGATCTGAACCAGTACCGTGATGTTTGGGATTGTATCATCGTGGAGGAGTGCCACCGCGTAGC